TAACTCCAATGGCTCGCCTTTGACTAAATAGTAATTTTTTCCGACATCAATTTTCGCATCATCAACGATTTGCTGTCTTTTGATTTTCAACCATTCGTAAAAATTTGAAGATGCGTTCAAATAAATCTTCATGGATGGCAAAATATCAAGTCTATACTGTAAACGCACTAAGTTGGCGTTTGGATAGTTTGAAAGCATAACGGTCATGCGTTCTGAATCAACATTTGCAATCACTTGCCTGTTAAGATATGCCTTATTTTTGTCATAAAAAAACATGACAGCGTTTCCAGCTGGAGATTTACCATTAAAAATAAATTCAACACTTTCAACAAGTAAATTTCCTTCTGAATCTTTAATAGGAATAAAATCGCTTATCATAACATTTTTAGAGGAAGCAAACTCATAGCCCGTATTTCCGTTAATATGATAATTCTTAATTAACGGAAAAATATCTTCTGCATCAATTCTCTTTTTTGTATTTAATAAAAAAGAAGGTTTTGTAAATGACGCTAATTCATTCAGTTTCTTAGTAAGTGCTCCTGATTTAATTCCAGATACAGCGCATAAATTAGCAATGCTAATCGGGAATTTAGTTCCGTCTGTTTTTTGTAGCATAAAGCGATAAAATGGACTATTAGGAATGATTACAACTTCTTTTGTTACACCATTCGCTAAAATGCCTGTATAGTTTTTGTTCGCATCATACTTATAAATATATAATTTACAGCCGTTTTGAGGTGTAATGTATATAGTGTCATTTCCAAGAATAGAAACAGGTATGAAATCCGTAATAGCATTGTTTTTAGACTTGCCTACATTTCCAGTTGCACTATCAACAACACCCTCGCTCCACTCTAATTCTAATACCTCGAATCCAGCAGATTTAACTGTCGAATTTAAAATTGGGGGTATATCTCCTATATCATCATTTAACTTGCTTAACTGAGCGAGTGTAGTATTTTTATCTGCTTTGCTCGCAAGACCGTTGCTCATATCAGTTATGTTAGCTTTGTTTTTCAGCGTTGTCTCAGTGCTTTGCAAACGGGAGTTAATTGAATCAATGTCGCTTTTGTTTGCTTTCTTCGTAAGATTTGTGTCAACCGTATCAAGCCTTATTCCAAGCGAATTTTGACCGCCTCTTGCATTTTCAACTTCTTTTGTGATTTCCGCAATAGAGCTTGCACCCGGGAAAGCTTTACTGTCATCGTTGATTACGCTTTTTCCTACACGCAAACAAACGGTTTCAGCAGTTATAATTTCATCGCCTTCTGTAAGCACAATGTCCATTTTACAAATGCCTGATAATGCGAGCATTGTGTCTGTAAGCGTAACTGTGACTACATTATTTTCGGTGTCAACGACAGCGGCTACGCTGTCCGCAACGATTACATTGTCAACCGTAGCATTGACTTTTGCTGACATCGTAGAGGCAAGGTCAACAGTTTCACCGTTGACGGTAAACGCAAAATCAATAATGCGTGAGCCTTTATCGCCCTGTCTGACTTCTAAGATTTCGTAATTCTTACAGCTGTTGATTTCGAGTGTCATTTTGGTATGGTTAATATTCAATGTTTTCACCTCATTTAACTATATAATCAGATAACTTTGACTTCGCTGTGCCAAGTTCGAGACTGTTCCAACGTTCAAGCACGAAATCATAGTCTGTTTTAATTATTTTGGCTTGTAAGCTATCGTTTTCAGTATCAACATACACCGTGTCGCATAAATGCAGTCCAAGCATTTCATTAAGTGTAGGCGGATAGTCAACTTTTACATTAAGCGTAGGCGCTCCGTTTGTGTTTACGAGTTGTCCTCTTAAAACCTGTGCCTGAATATTTAGCTTTTGGATTAAGAAGTCCTTGTTCTCACCTGTGTGGGCGTTGAAATCCCAGTAACCTGTTTCATCGCCGATGTAGACCGAACCGCCGTCCGAAACATCAACCGTTTTCACCTTAATAAGCTTAGATTTATGGGTTTTGAGTTCTTGCGGTTGAGAGCAGAGGACGAAGTTCTTGTCGCTATATGTATCATGGCAAGTGGCATATGCCGCCACGTGCGAGCAAATATCGTCCGAATCAAGCGTTTGCGTTAAACTGCTCAGATTTTTCCCCCACTTTAAATGGTATTTAGTAGTTGTTCCACGGCTTTTTAAAAGAGACACATTGAAATTGTTATATTTATACTCGCCTCCGAAAACATCAACAAGTGAGCCGTCAGCTCCGCCCATAAAATCTCCGAGAGTACACGGAGTAACAAAACCGAGTGTCATAGAGGATTTTGTGGTGATATCAGATGTAAATTTAAAGTAGTGCGCCCACAAGGTCATTTGCGTTTGCAAGCCCTCCTCATGTCCCGTGCAAAGGCGATACCACCATTCCGCAGGTGTGCACATTATGTCTGTCTGATTTTGTACTTCAACCAAAAAATTGTTATACAAATTATGCTTGATATGCTTTGCTTTGATTACAACGGATTTTTTATCTTTGTACTGCAAATTATAGATTTCAAAAAATTGCGGTTCGTCTGTCGGATTTGGTTTTGCTTTGACAAAGAGTTGTGTATCAAGCAAATCGGCGCAGTCATCTGTCACCAAAAGCTCAATTTCAAGCAAATAGTTGCCGTTGCGTTCTTCGGTAACTTTTCCGCTTATAATCTCGGTCATCATACCGATTTTAAACATTGCATTTTGATTCAAAATATGGGTTGTGTTTTTCAATTCGTATAGCAAGGGATAAAACATTTACAAACACCTCCAATTCGGGGTAATGCTAACCTCGGCATTGCTAACAGCTGTAACCGTAACCTGATTGTTTCCGACAAAAAATTCGGGTGGTAATGCATCGTTGATGAATTTCGATGTACCGTCAGACTTATACGCTCTATTCTGCATCGATTCGCCGTCGAGTAGAGCGTAGTCATATCCCGCAACGCAAGACAATGTATATTTTGTTCCGTTAATAGTTAAATTAGCCTTAGCGTTACTGCCACTGCTTGTATTTGTATTGGTAATCTTGACAGTTGGTAAACTTGCGTATTTTTCGGGATTACGCAAATTCACCGCCTTATTAACCTCTAATTCAATAGGTTTAGCACCAATCTCTGAGTACCACCAAGGAACACGATTGAATTTGATTTTGGTTGTAAGCAACGAGGGCAACTCTCGTACAATGCTATCAATATTTGATATGTAAGCCTTAGTAAAATAACCGGGATTATAAGTGTCTTTGTACTTCTGATATCCCCGATTTAAGGTCAGCCATTCAGTAACAGCCTTAGCAAGATGATGTGCGGACATCTCAGACAAATACGGCAGAAAACAAATTTCTCTTTCAAACTCCACATTCTGCCACCTGCCATTATCGAGGAGAATGTCGCCGTCCTTGTATGGGATTTCAATTGCTGAAATATCCCTTTTGGAAATTTCGTGCTGTGGAGCTTGTACGAATCTGCCACAAAAATAAGACAGCCATTTGTCTGCAAAATAAAAGTTATGCATATGCTCTCTGCCTCCTTGTTATTTCATCGGCAAGCCTGTTGCTGATATCATCAACCAAGCTGTCAATATCCATGTCGTTATTAATTGCAACAGAGGGAATATTAATACTGATGTTGTTGATGATATTAGTGGAATCGTTTTCAAAGACTGAGCCTCTGCCTTCACGCTTTGACTGACGATACTCCTCAGCCTCTTGGGCTGTGAGAACTGCCTCGCCGGCATCAAGATATGCGGCGAACTTATCATGTGGGACATAATCAATACCGGCACGAAAACGAGGCAAGGTTACCTCAGGTATCGGGTCAATCTCCCAACCAATCATTGATGTTGCCCAGTTTACGCCCTCCAACAATTTATTAATAATCCAAATAATGCCGTTGATTACATTCTCAACGAATGCAGGTATAAGGTTAAATACATTCTTGAAAATGTTAACAACACCGTTCCACGCTTGTTCCCAATTGCCTGAGAACACACCTTTTACGAAATCTACAATTCCGTTGAAAATCCCCGAAAGCGGTTCAAGAATTTTTTTGACTCCTTTAATTGCACCGCCTAAAACCTCCGAAAAGATTTGCGCCAACCATTCAATCACCGGAACAAGTGCAGGAATAAGTGTTTCAAGCATTTCACCGAGTAGGTCAAGAACCGGGCGAAGAGCGTCAAAAACCAGCGATATAACAGGCGATAGCTGTTCAAAAACAGGCTGTAAAGTGCCGACAATTGTATCGCACAACTCACTGATAATCGGGATAAGAGGTGTAAGCAAATCATTCAAAAATGTAGCTAAATCCTCTATAATCGGAGTAAGTGCCACCAACAATCCATTGAGCAATACGCCGGCAAGCTGAACGAACACCTCGATAACGGGCATTAAGAGTTCTACAAGCGTACTTAATAACGGCATTATAGCCTGAATTATCTGCATGAAATACGGTAACAAGTTCTGTATAATCTGCAGTAAAGGCGGAAATAATTGCTCCACAATCTGTACGATGATAGGGGCTAACTGCTCCATAAGCTGAGCTATAAACGGCAGCAATTCCTCAATCAACGGCATAATCTGTTCAAGCATTGACACGATTATCGGTGCTACCTCTTCGCAAATGTTGATTAAAACAGGGGCAAGGTTGTTTGCCACACTCTCAATCAATGGTGAGAGCTGTTCGAGGAGTTTACCGCCAAGACCGATAAGAGAGTTAAGGACAGGCTCGGCGACAGCACCAATCTGAGCCATAGTGTCAGACAACTGCTGATGAGCTCTGTTAGATTCCATTACATCGCCATTTGTTTTCTTGTATTGAGCCGACGCATCAGAATATAGCGATGTGAGGGTGGATGTGATTAACTGCTGTCTTTCTTGTTCTGATGAGCATTTTGCAAGTTTTTCGTTGAACTCATCTTCTGACACGCCCATCCAGTTAAGAGCATCGGCAAGCGGACCTGTTACCTGTCCAACTTTTGCGGTTTCGTTTGCCGCCTCTGTCAAACCCTCAATAGGCAAGGAATCACCGAATTGACCGTAAACACCTGTGCAAATCTCTGTCCAACTTTGCAGGTCTTTTGTGGAATCGCAAAGCAATGATAAATGATTAGCCGCCTCAGTTGCTTGTCCGCTGTCGCCAACCACAGCATAGAGGTCGGAATATGTTTGCTTTGCGTCTGCCGCTGTAAATTTGTTTGTGGTGAAAGCTGTGTCGAGTTTACCCATTTCGGTGCGGTATTCTCTGGTATTTTCGGCAACTGACGATAATGCTCCGACACCTGCCGCCGCACCTCCGACCATTGCCGCTCCCCATTTGCCTGCGGTTTTGATACCGTTACCTAAGGTTGCGGCAACACCTTTACCTTTTTTCTCGGTTTCGGCGATTGATTTGTTTGCTTCATCATTGTTGACGAAAATAGAGCCAAACAGCTTAAATATTTCAACAGCCATTAGCTACACCTCCTCCCATTTGTAGTTATCAAGATAGTTTTCAACTTTTCTTTCGATTTCCTCTGTATTGACACTCTCAACGCTTTCAGACCGTGTCGAGCCTGTTGCCTTGTTTACAAAATCCATGTACGACAAGCCTGTGAAATTTCCTACAACAGTCAAAATATAGGCTTTGTAAAGCAATTCGTCATTACGGTCATTTATAGCGTTTTTGATAATTTTGACAGCATCTGAAAAAGACAGCTCATGCAGTACGGCAGTATTACCGCAACAATACTGCACGAGCATTCCATATGTTCTTACTTCAAGGCTGAGAGCGAGGTAAAAAAACTCTTAATATCATTCTCCCTGATGATTGCCTTTACATTGTCAAGAACCTCGGGGATACTTAATTTACTTACATCATCTGCCGTAATGTCGCCTCTGATATCGGCCAGCAATGAATAGAATTCCTGTTCTGTTTCTTTGGTTGCCAAAGAAGTTAACAGAGTAATCACAAATTCAAGACCGACCGCTTCGGTGTTGACTGTTTCATCTTTGCTGTTATTTTTAATAGCGATACGATTTGCAAAGTCTGCAATTTCCTCTTTGATGTCTGCTTTTTTGATAATGCGAGCAAGAGTGAATGCGTCTTTAATGCTTAATTTTCTCATAATTATGCCTCCGATGTTTCCGTTGTTTCCGTTTTTTCTGTCGGTCTGAAAATTTTAAACGGTGGTTTGATTTCGTCCTCCGAATCATAAACCTCAGGTGAAAGGTTACCATAGAACTGAGCTTCTACCTTACCGTTGTCTTTGTCGGCAATTGCAAGTGTAAGACCGTTTTCATTAAAGCCGTTAAACACCTGAATAATACACGGCTTATCCTCTCCGAGGAGACAGCCTACCCAAGTGATGTTCTGAATGTAGTCACTGTCAAGAATAACATCTCTACCTGTGATTACATCGTAGCCTACGACCTTTTCGTCTGTACCTTTGTCGGCAATTCCAAGACCATAAATGAAATTTTGTGTGGTCATCTCGGCAAGGGTTGCCTTGATGTAAACCTCCCAACCGTCAACTACCGTATCGCCTTTAGTTCTTGTTTTTACGCCGTCAAATTCAAGCCGTCTGAGTGTCGGCTTTGCCGAAAATTCACCGCCTTTGATTGTTACACCAAGGCACTTGCCTGCCTTTTTTGCACTTGCGTATGTGTCTGTAGCAGGGTCGTAATTCACAAAGAACGCACCTGCATCAAGGAGCATTCTGTCGGCGGTTTTCGCCGAATAGCCGCTATATGGCTTAATTTTTCGTGGCTTAACTGTTGCCATTTTAATCATCCTTTCTGTTGTATTTCCTCATTTCGAGAGTGAACATCACTCTCTTTATTGATTTGTCTGATTCGGCAATATACTGCCGGTCAAAATTGTTGTAGAATTTGTAAAAAACATCATCAACCAAGTATGTAGCCTTTGCTATGTTGTCGTAGATTCTATCCACAACATCATCAATGTCCGCCGTAGTCTGCCTATCATAAACATTAATGGTCACAACAAACTTGTCATACGGCTCATCCGTGTAGAGCTGTTTAACCTCATATACAAGGCGAGGAAATCCGCTTTCTGCCTGTAAAAAATAAGAGGGTGCATACTCAGCGAATAAGTTTTTCAAAAATTTCTTGATATTATTCACCGCTGTATTCCCCCTCGTTCAATTTGCGTTCTGCCTCTTCTGTACCTACGGCACTGAGGTATTGCTGTTCAATCTTTATAATGTCTTTGATGTTGCTTTCGGCAGCGTCGCTCAATGCTCCGATTTTTGGAGCTTTGCTTGTACCGATTTCTTGATACAAGCCGTAAAATCCGCCTGGCTTAAATCCTACCTGCAAATCAGGAATTTTTTGCTTTGAGCGTACCCAATACTGTGTGTTTTTCGCTAAGCGTCCCGTCCTGCGTTTTATTTTTTGTCGTGACCGTTTACATACCAACTTGCCAACATCACGCAGAGCGGCTCTTTCAAGCTCTTTGAGCGTATATTGAATACGGTCAACATTACTGATTATCTCAACGCCGTTTTGTGTGATTTTAACTGCTTTAGGCAAGGACATTGTTCTCACCTACCACATCCGTTAAATACAGCTCTGTACGCTCTGTTCCTTTGATTTGATATGCACGATAGATTTTGAACTTTCTATTGTCAAGGTAGCAAAATTCTTCGTTCTGATACTCAAAGGAATTAACTTCAAGCATACATTCGGGTTTTAATCCATTAGCTTGCGCCTGAAAGAACTCGGATTGTCTGACATATTGCCGCTGAGCATAGACCTTGCGGAGCTTTTCGGACTGAACGATTTCACCGATATCGTTTGTTGTTTCGTTATAGCCCGAAACAAGCAAAATCAAAGTATCTGCATTCATTCTGTTTGCGCTCCTCTCGCCGCCATTGCATCACGCAATTCTTCGTAATGCCGTGCCCATTCGCTATCAGCTGTCACCGAAAAATAAGCACGGCAATAGAATTTGATTGCCTGCATAACAAGTGCAGTTGAGTTTTTGTCGTTGACATCAACTCCTGCACCTGCCATGTCACTTTTGGCAGAATCAATGAGGGCAGATATTTCATCATCAAACAGCACCGTATTGATACGGAGCGAAACCTTTACGGCTTCAATTTCATTTGATACTGCCATAATTCAAACCTCTTTTAAGCGCTCTTTTTTACGAGCTTAACAAGGCTGTGAGTATCCACGACCTTACCGTCTGCAAGCATTACGGCTTTAAGGACTGTGTTATCGGTGTCGTCCTCTTCGTACTTCTTGACACTTAAACCCATTACCTCGTTGAAGATGTAATCGTTAAGATTGAACATCATCGCAAAGGTTGTGTCGGCTGAAACCGTGTCAGCGTACGAATCCATATAGCCGTCTGTTGGGATAACAGCACGACCGAAAAGTGAGAGTGACGGCTTGCCGTTAAGTCCTTCGGACATACGAGCGACAGGCTGACCGTTGCTGTCTGTGATGCCCATGAACGCAAAGAATGACTTCTTTGTCATCAGCCATACAGCGTCATCGTATGCAGCAGGAAGAGCCGCCTCAGCAGAGCAAAGTGTTGAATATGTAAGCTTGCCGGTTTTTGCAATTTCAATTGTCTGGCCTTCAGGGGGAGTGCAAGAAAGAATGCCGGTTGGCGAACCTGAACCCGAACCCTTAACGATTGCCATTTCACAAGCCTTAACAACTGCGTTCTTAATCTGGTCGATAAACTGTGATTCAAAAGTGTCAAGCGCCGTTTTGGTCATAAAGAGCGAGAACGCAACCTTGCATTCAAGCTTATAGCCGGCAAAGACAACCTTGTCAGTAGTTACCTGCTGCTGGTCTGAACCCTTTTCCTCATCAACCCAGCTTGCTGTCGGGCGGATGTTCTGTGTAGGGATAAGGAGCGCTGTCGGATAAGCCGTCTTGAACACTCTTGCGTAAATTTCGCCGATTTTTTCAAGTTCAACGATTAAACGCTGATACATTGTGGTCGGCACAATAGCCGCCGCAGTGCTTGATGTGGTCTGTGATGCCACATTCATAAACTTCTGTGGCACGGGTACACCGTTCTGAATATAGTTAGCGAATGCTTTTCTGTATTCAAGTGTTGCGTACATATCTGTTACCTGTTCACCCTCATCTGTAAGGTCGATGTTTGTCTTGTGATTTTCAAATGGCGCAGGCATTTTAATTCCCTCCTTTGCATTTTTATTTGCCATATTCACGGCAGAATTTTCAAACTCACTGTCAAGTTTATCAATCTGCTGTGTTACCTCTCTCGCCTCAGCGAGTTTGTTCTCTGCGATAAGCTGTTTAGCCTTATCATAGAGTGCATTTCTTTTGTCAAGATATTCCTGTCTGTTCATTCTGATTCAACATCCTTTCGTTTGAGTAATTCAAGCTTTGCTGTAAGCTGTGTTTTTTCACTTCTCATCTGTTTGATAATTGTGTCAGGGATAAGACCGTTAAGGCTTGCCGCAAGTTTAACTTCCACGGGCTTATTAGCGGCATATTCGGTAATTTTGTCGATAAAACCTTTTTCAACCGCCTCATCGGCAGTAAGCCAAGTTTCGTTATCCATAAGTTCGATAAGTTCGTCTTCACTCATACCGGTTTTTAGTCTGTACGCTGTTGCAACGGCTTTACTTGCTTTGAGCAACACACCCGATTCGTGCGCCATGTCATTGTAATCGCCTGCGGCATAGCTTGAAACATTATGAATCATAAGCATACCTGTTGGCACAATTTCAGATGTGCACGCACAAGCGATGTATGAAGCGGCAGAGGCGGCAAAAATGACCTTGATTGTAGCCTTGCTTTCGGCGAGCATATCGTAAATTTCGGAGGCGGCAAAGATATCACCACCTGATGAATTGATAACAACCTGTACGCCCTCATCATTCGCCACTTCGTCAAGCTGTGAGCGAATGTCGGCTGGGCAACAGGAGGCTACTCCAAACCAGTCGTAAATCCACTTATCATCATTCGTAATGATAGGGCCCTTAATGTCAATTGTTTTCGGCATCATTTTCACCTCCTTCGTCAACTGCAACTGTATCTAATCTTCTGAGCGGAGTATCACCGCCCGGAACAGGAGCAAGACCAAGTGATTCTCGCCATTCATTCGGAAGCATTGCACCACGGTCAACCATTCCAGCAAAATTTAGCTTAGTTTTAAGACTTGCAGATTGTAGATTGAACGAACCTACTGCGATGTAATTTCCACAACTACGCTGACGGCGAGTGAATAGTTTCCGCGTCAGCTCGTTTTTAAGCTGAATAATTTTAGGTGAAATCACCGCCTCAAAGTAGGCGTTTTCTTCATCTTCGTTCGCTGTTGATGTGATAATTTTCACATTAGTATTAAAAAGCTCAAGGATTCTGTTTTTTGTTCTATCCATTTGCAAAGCATTGGGGACATAGTCGTTCGGGGTTATCTGATTTGCGTCAACCTTTGCGTCGACTGCCGCAACGCCCACGGAACTGTTGCTTATGTTAAGGTAGTTATCAGCAAAAGCTTTTGCGTTCTTCTTCAAATCCTCAGGACGCAACGATGAGGTATATTTCAGCAACCATTTAATGACACTTGAATTTCTGATAGCGCTGATGATGCCGCTGTCGGTTGTTTCAACAATTTCGAGCAAAGGAGCAAGAGCCTTAAATTTGCCACTTCCAAATATATCGTTCTCTGCGAAGTCATCACGCAAGTGAATGACATCTTCGGAGGCAAAGCGGTAAGTCTTGCCGTTTGCAAGGATAAATTCATACACAAGGTTGCCATTAGTGTCGTACAAATCCGTAGCTGATTTAGCCGGTATAAAATACAATTCCGTAGGCAAGCCGTTTGTGTCTCTAATGATGAGCCAAAAAGCATTACCCGATAACGATAGCTGTGTGCTTGTCCTATACAAAAGCATATCCATTGTTGTGTACGGGTTAGGTTCTTCAAGCAAGAACTTGACGTAAGGCTCGGGATTGATTAAGAGGTCTTTCCTGCCGTCAACGATTGTTTCTCTTATGTGTTTAATGGACAACTTCGAGAATCTGAGAGCCTGTGCATTAACGCAAGCTCGGACGGTGTCGGAATCATATGCTCTGTTTCCCCACAAAAAGAAATTTGAATTATTCTGTGTGACAAGTTCAACCCTTGAAAAATTCTTTGTTTTTCTGACATTGCGAACAGAATTTAAAAAGTTCTTAAATTTTCCCATTCTCTCACCTCCTAAACAATGCTCAAATATTCATCTTCGTACTCAAAAAATATCGTGTAAGCGTCAAGCAATGCCGCAGTACCGTCAATTCGTCTTGTTGACTTTGAGGTCTTAATCGGCTGTATATTACCGTTTCTGTCCTCATCTATTGCAGTATTTGCAAGACACCATTTATCTATTGGGTTGTTGTTGTAGATTATTCTTTTCTTGACAAGGTCGGCTTTGAGAGCTTTCATCGGAGCAGACAGCGTTTTCTTACCCTGATGTACAGCTTCCATAACGGTAGGACCGAAAGCGTCAATCATCTGATTAACCCACATCTGAGCTGACCAAGCGTCATAGCCCTCTTTCCATAAGTAAATATCGTATTCGTCTTGCAGTTCTTGATACCACTCCGTAACAACACTTGCGTCAATTTTGTTTCCGGGGCAGGTACGCATAAAGCCTTGTTCTATCCACTTGTCATACGGGATCTTATCCTCGGTTACTTTTTTCTCCACAAGGTCTGCCGGTATCCAGTACATAGACAACACATAAATATTTTCATTGTCAGGCACTCGGAACAACATCTTGGCCGCCGTAAGGTCGGTTGTGCTTGATAAGTCTGCGCCGCCTATCCCGTAGGTTGGGCGGAGTTCCTTAACATCAAATTTTGTTTCGTTGTTAAGCTCATCGAAATTGAGCCACGATTCAGTTGATGTTTCGGCTATGTTAAATTCTTTGCATACAAGGTTTCGCACAAGCGACGGATTTGCTTGCGCTTTCTTAACTTTGCTTGCAAGAGCATTTCGATTTTTAATCGTGCCAAGTCCGGGGTTTGCCTTTTCCCAGCAATCGGGTTTTTCCCACTCTTCACGCTTGTCGAGTTCGTAAATAATGTAAAGGCTGTGTTCGTCCTTATAGCCTACATCGTCAAACAAACCATTTGTGGTGCGAACAGCATCGTCATAGATTTCGTCGTAGATATCCTCTCTGATTTTTCCGGCTGTTGTTGTAACAAGAATAAGCGGTTGGTCTCGCCCGATCGTACCGTCTGCCATAATGTCATAGAGTTGTCTGCCGTTTTTCCATTGATGAAGTTCGTCCATAAGGCAACAATGCACATTCAGACCGTCAAGCGTGTCCGAATCAGAGGCAAGCGGCTTAAATACTCCGCAGTTGTAATCCTCCGAACTCAACTCATTTAACAACGGTTTAATTCGCTTTAGCAAAGTTTCGCTTTTGCGAACCATTCGTTTTGCTTCCTGCCAAATGATTTTAGCTTGGTCACGCTTTGTAGCAACTGCATACACTTCGGGACCAGGTTCACCGTCACCGATAAGCATATACAAGCCAACCGCAGAGGCGAGCAAAGACTTGCCGTTTTTCTTCCCAATAATCAACACAGATAAGTTATATTGTCTTATACCGTCATCGTCCACAAAACCGAAAGTCGCCGCAAGCCACGCTTTTTCCCACAGCTCAAGCTTTACGAGCTGACCGCCCATCTTACCTTTACTGTGTCGGCAGTAGTTTTCAACAAATTCAATAATGTGATTTCCTCGCTTAGCTTCGTAATGATAGCCGTCTGTCGGATTAATCACCTTATTACTTAAATACTTGTACCATTTGCGTATCTTATCGCAAACAGTAACCTTGCCGTTCTTTATCTGCTCGTAATATTCAAGTATCGGATTATAACTTAATGGATAGCGTTTCAAAGCTTGTCACGCCCTTCAACGAAATCGTCAAAGCCGTCTGTTGTTGCAATCTTTGCCTCGGCCACTTTCGGGAGCATATCGTTGAGCTGTTTAATGTATTTGAGATAGTTGCCGAGCATTGTATTATACAAATCCGCCTCAGGCCTTTTGCGCGAGTACGGCTCTTGTGTTTCAGACTGTGAAAATAATTCAGTTAAGCCATAGATCGCAATATCCTGTTGCAGTTCTTTCAGTCTGATTCGAGTGAACGCCGCATTTTCAATTAGGCCAACAGCTAAGTCTTTTTTCTTAACTTCTATGTCCTTGTAGATTTCCGTTAATCGTTTTATCTCTCGCTTAATCGCTCTTTGTTCCTTCTGTTCGTCAGTCATTTCAAGTCACCGTCCTTTCGCACAAGTTTTTTTAGGGGGAGGGGGGCTATATGTAAGGTACGCAAAAAATCTAACTGCCCCCCTCGGTCCTACGGTTACCGGTTTCCGATTTTTCAACGGGGGGGATAATCGGTCGGAGCATTCCGCTTTCGTCGAAAAAATATTTTTTCGGTTCGCAACCTATCCCGTGTCCCGGTAAATTATCGTGACATTTTTTACACACAAATAATAAATTGTCGTAATTGAGAGTAACATCAGGATTGTTTATGTTGCTCTCATTAATCATGATCTTATGGTGCACGATAAAACCGTGTCGCTCTTTACACAGCTGACACAATCCGCCGTCAACAAGCATTCGCTCTGCGATAAAGCTCTGTCGGCAATCCTGCCAACGCTTTGATTTGTAGAAACTCTTAGCAAACGCTTTAGCCATACCGTACACCACCAAATAAAAAATGGACTTACAGCACAGATAGTCCGTCTGCATTATAAGTCCATTGTATATTTTTTCTCGTTGCATTATTGGTGCAATTTAATTATTGTTTGTTATCTTTCGTCTGTTTTAGCTAGCCCCAATAAATAATCAGTTGTAACATTCAGAGCAATTGACAACCTTCGTATATTGTTCGTCGTCGGCGCTATTTCGGCAGTTAGGTATCTACAAATCTGACTGCGTTGAACTCCCGATTTCCTCGCTAACTTTGTCGGGCCGATATCTCTCAGCTTCATAGCCTTTTCAAGTTGCGTTGAAAAATCAACATCAGCCCTGTGTATTTTGTCCACTAATTCGTTGCCCCCCTTTAAAATCTTTAGCTTTATACACTTTACAAAATCTTCCTTTTGAATCAAATGTGGTTTTGTTTTTCGCAAGGCAGTAATAAGATGGTAAAGCTTGAAAAAATTTATTATTTTTTTCGTAATACACGCAGGTCGCACAACGCTTGTGCTTTTGTCTGTATTCATCAGGTGTCATTACTGTCCGCCTCACTTTCAAGCCAATGCTTTGTGCAGTCAATACAGCTGCCATTGAATCGCTTTTCCATAGGACAGCCGACATATGGAGTGCCGTACGGGCAGTCGAAAAAACTCATACAACTCCGAGCCATTTCGTCAATTGACATCTGTTTGATTTTTTCAAAGTTTGTCATTCTTAACTTTTCATTGCAGCTGATTTTCTGGATATGCGACACTCTAA